CGTTTCCGCAATAAATCACAGTTTGGAAAACAGGGGGTCGGAATGCGGCAGGTCTCCTTAAAGATGGCAGCCCAGAAAAAGAAGGAGAAAGCCCTTACTCTAACCCTCCTGGAACGCTGTCATGGGCTCTGTGAGTCATGCGGGCGGCTCCCGGACTGGCGCGGGTTAAGCAAGCACGAGAAGGTTTTTAGAAGTCAGGGCGGCGACCCGCTCGACCCGGACAATGTGGAGATTTTATGCGCAAGGTGCCACTCAAGAAAACACGGTCTAGTCGAAAGGTAAAAACCCTGGCTGACACCTTCCGTCCCTACTCTAAAGCTGACCAGTTAAAACATAAGTAGAAGGATAATAATGCCGACTGGTGTTTATACCCATAAGTCACTAAGTCCTGAAGCTGAATTACGTAGGATAGAAAATACCCGAGTTGCTTGTCGTACGCCTGAATTCAGAAAGAAAGTTAGTGAATCAAAAAAGGCTCTACACCTTCATCCGATACGTACACCCGAAATGCGAAGGCAAATAAGCATTGGCTTAAAGAAGGCTTATGCCGAAGGGCGTAAGAAATCATATTTTACAGAGCACCCATACGCCCGTCCATTGGTAGATAATCCTAGTTATTTTGGCATTCACAATTGGTTAAGAAATACCTATGGCTCGGCTGACCATTGTGATAATAATCCCGAGCATGAGGGGCCGTATGAATGGGCTCACATTGCAAAAGGTGAATATAGAAGAGATAGAAATGACTATTGCAACCTTTGTATATCCTGCCATCGGATACTAGACGATACCATTAAGAATTTAGGCAAGAAGAAATGATAATCGAGTTTTTAGCCTCACTCCCGGACATTCAAACGGCAATCAGTATTGGCGGAGATGGAGCGAGGGTTAGATTAGATATCCCGGAAACCGATTTAGCCAACGCAATCAAGTTAGTCTTACTCAAAGGCAAATGCTTCAAGGTGACAATCGAAGAAGTTAACGAGCCAACAAGGGGCGCTCTAACGACCAAGGATTTAATTGATGCCTAATAGAAAAAGACCAACTGTAATTATGCTCAGAGAAGGTGAGCCCAATAAGAGCCGGATTAACTACAACGAGCCACAACCCACAGGGAAGACCACTCCGCCCAGGTTCCTTAATCGTCATGCCCGCAACGAGTGGAAGCGCATAGTACCCGAACTGGATGCCCTGGGGCTGTTTACCAAGGTCGACCGGGCCTCCCTGGCCGCTTATTGCCAGGCATACGGGCGCTGGGTCGAAGTAGAAAACACTATTAATAAACTCACTAACAAAGAAATAGATGGCGGTGGGGATGTCTCGAAAGCCTACCTGTTAAAGACTCAGGCAGGCAACGTGATTATATCGCCACTACTTTCCGTGGCTAATCGCTGCATGGAGCAGATGCGGGTATTCCTGGTTGAGTTCGGCATGACCCCTGTGAGCCGGTCCCGGATTAACGCTCAGCCGAAAGAAAAAGAAGTCGACCCAATGGAGAAACTCCTAAACGAGATACCGGACAGTGAGAAATGACAACTGCGACCCTAACTAAAACCCGCTTTAGCCAAGCCAAAGCCAACCACGCCATCGGCTTCATAGAACAACTAGAGTTGACCACCGGCGAGTGGAAGGGTAAAAAGTTCAAGCTCTTGCCCTGGCAGAGCAAAATAATATCTGACGTCTTCGGCACCATGCGTCCAGACGGATACCGGCAATATAACACCGTTTACATCGAGATACCGAAGAAGAACGGGAAAGCATTAGCTCTTGATACGCCATTACCGACACCCACCGGCTGGACAACTATGGGTGAAGTTAAAATTGGTGATACCCTATTCGATGAAAATGGGAAGCAATGTAAAATTAATTTTGTAACTGAGATACAAAACAACCACCCGTGTTATGAGGTTGTGCTGGAAGATGGTAGCAAAATAATCGCCGACGAGAGCCATCAATGGAAAACGCTATGCTGGAAAACCCACCGAAGGAACGGTAAGAGATTACACGAAGCCGATTATATACACACAACAAAGGAAATTAAAGATACCTTAAAACTAGATTCGCCCTACAATATTAAAAACAAATTAGTATCTTGGAATCACAAAATAGCCAATCCGAAAGCGATGGAAATTGCCGATGTTGATTTACCGATTCCGCCTTACACTTTGGGAGCTTGGTTGGGTGACGGTAATTGCTCGGGGGCACGCATAACAATATCCGAGCCTGAAATAGTAGAACAAATAAGAGCTGAGGGAATTCCACTAAAAAGATACGTTTCAGCATCATATGAAGGGAAAGCCCCGGAATATCTGCTCGGTAATGGCATTAGAATACAAACAGAACGGAATGTATGCATACAAGCGAAATTACGGAGACTTGGCTTATTCCATAACAAACACATCCCGCCCCAGTATCTTCGTTCCAGTATCAAGCAGAGGTTATTATTATTAAGTGGGTTAATGGATACGGATGGGTATGTGTCGGACGATGGGCAATGTGAAATCACGACCATATATCCAAAATTACGAGAAAGCATCCTTGAACTCATAAGAAGTCTTGGGATTAAAGTATCTGTATCAACCAAAATAGCGCGATTAAATGGCAAAGATTGCGGAGAATGTTATCGCATACAATTTTATGCCCATAATAATTTACAGATTGCCTATGTACCTCGGAAACAAAACAGACTAAAACCACTCCCGATTAAACCGACACGTAATGGTTTCCGAAAAATAATAGCTGTAAACCCAGTTGAATCGGTGCCTGTCCGATGTATTCAAGTCGATAGCTCTTCTCATTTATACTTGGCTGGGGCTGGGATGGTACCCACCCATAACTCAGAGCTAGCCGCCGCAATATCTCTTTACTTGCTGTTTGCCGATAACGAGCCCGGCGCACAGGTGTACCTGGCCGCTGCCGACAAAGACCAGGCTGGAATAGTTTACGGCGCCGCTGCCCAGATGATACGCTCCAACCCGGCATTATTAAAACGCTGCAAGGTCAATGACAGCCGGAAAAGAATCTGGCTTTTAAATGACAATGCTTTCCTGCAGACCTTATCCTCGGAGGTCAATACCAAACACGGCCTTAATGTTTCCGGGGTTGTTATCGATGAGTTGCACGCTCACCCAGACCGGAAATTATACGAGGTCTTAACCAAGGGCTCCGGCGATGCCCGGCGGCAGCCACTCTTCTTTATCATCACGACCGCGGGAATCGACCGCAACTCCGTGTGCTGGGAACTCCACGAAAAGGCACGGGGAATCCTCAACGGCACACTGGAAGACCCCGCCTTCTACCCGGTGATTTATGGTCCGCCGGATGATGAAGCGGGTAACGATTGGGACTGGACCAGCGAAGAGAACTGGTACAAGGTTAACCCCTCTTTAGGGCATACCGTCCAGGTGGATAAAGTCAGAGATGCATTCCGCGAAGCTCAGCGGAAAATCGAAGAGGAAAACACCTTTAAACAACTAAGGCTCAACATTTGGGTCAAACAGTCCCTGCGCTGGATAAAACTCATTGACTGGGATAAATGCGGAGGCAAGGTTGACGATAAAGAGCTATGCGGCAAGCCGTGTTTCTCTGCCTTCGACTTGTCAACCAGTCAGGACTTAACCGCTCTCGCTCACGTCTTCCCGTGGGAAGATAAATTCAAAACCTTAATGCGGTTCTGGATACCGGAGGGCATAGCGGTGGAAAAAGAGAAACACGATAGAGTTCCGTATGCCCGCTGGATTAGAGATGGTTTCGTTAAAACAACGCCTGGCAACCAGATTGATTATGCCTTCATCCGCAAACAGCTTAATGATGACCGCGAGCAGTTTGATATTCGGGAAGTCGCTTACGATAGCTGGAATGCACCACAATTGGTCACTCAGTTGCAGGATGACGGATTTGTTATTGATGATAAAGACCAGAGTGAAGGACATCCGCTATTGATTAAGTACCCGCAAAATATAGCAAACATGAGTCCAGCATCAAAGGGATTTATGGACATCATGCTCGGCGGAAAGCTGGAACACGGTAACAATCCAGTATTACGGTGGAATGCGGATAACACAGCGGTTTATGTTGACGTAAATGAGAACATCAAACCAAAGAAATCATCGCCGACACAACGCATTGACGGCATTATAACCTTAATTATGGCACTCGACCGGGCAATGAGACATAGTTCCGAGTTCGGGAAGTCTATTTATGAGACCGAGTCGTTAAAAAGTATTTAAATAACTTTTTTGATAAATATCAGGGGCTTAAAACAGTATGAGCAGTTTTGATGAAGCCTTAAAACATTGCCAGGAATCACTGGATGGCTTTAAGGTCCGGCAGGAAGAGCAGACCAAGTTGAGCGCGGAGAAGCGCTATTCGCTCGCCGATATGGATAAGGGCATGGATTTGCTCATCGCGGGGATGCCCACTGCAACCGGCCTCAACATTACGAATAGCACGGCTCTCAATTGCATTCCTTATTTTCACGGCGTCAGGTTGATTTCGGAAACTGTCGGACAGGTGCCCTTGATTGAATATAGACGCCTGCAGCCCAGGGGCAAGGAGCGGGCGACCAACCGCCGGCTTTACTATCTGCTCCACGACGAGCCAAACCCTGAAATGGATGCCATGTCTTTCAAATCCGCACTGGAGGGCCAGCTTATTGGATGGGGGAACGCTTTTGCTGAGATACAGTGGAACATGGATATCGGCGCCCCTGAAGCCCTCTGGCCGCTCAATGTTGCGAAGATGAAGGTTGGTCGGGATTCCAAAACTAAAGAGTTGCTTTATATCTATACCCTGCCGGATGGCACCGTCAGTAGAATTCCGGCATGGCGTATTTTGCATATTCCGGGTTTTGGTTTTGACGGCATTATCGGATACGACACTGTCTACATGGCACGAGAGACCATCGCAACCGCCATGGCCATCAGACAATACGGGGCGGCCTTTTTCGGTAACGGGGCAAACCCCGGAGGTGTCCTTGAGCACCCCAACAAACTTTCAGCACCGGCCCAAGAAAGCCTACGCAAGTCCTGGAACGAGATGCACCAGGGATTATCTAATCAACACCGGATTGCCATTCTCGAAGAGGGCATGAAATATCATCAAGTAGGTGTGCCGCCTGACAATGCCCAGTGGCTGGAATCTCAGAAATTCACCGTGGTCGAGATTGCCCGACTACTAAACCTGCCGCCCCACATGATGAAGGACCTCGACCGGGCGACATTCAGTAACATTGAGCATCAGGGTATTGAATATGTCACCTACACCATGAATCCTCAGTTTACCCGCTGGCAGCAGACGTGCAATCGGAAACTGTTATTGCCTGGCGAGCGCAGCACTTATTTTACCGAGTTTCTGGTACTCGCTTTACTACGGGGCGACTCGGCAGCTAGAGCGGCATATTACCGTGAGCGATTTTATCTCGGCTCCCTTTCACCGAATGACATTAGGGAACTGGAAAACGAAAACCCCATCGACGACCCGAAAGCCGATGACTACTATATTCAGGCGAATATGACACCGATGAGCATGGCAGGGCAGGCCCAGCCGGGAGCTGCCGCCGCAGCAAACAGTCAGGATGCTGTGAGAGCAATGCTATGTGGCGCTGTCCGTAGGATTGCCGAGCGGGAAAAACAGAACATCCTCCGCCATGCCAAGAGTAATCCGGAAGGATTGACTGTCTGGCTGCCGGAGTTTTACCGGGACTTCCGCGACTTCATTGTCCGGCAGGTAGAGCCCGCCCTGGGTGACAAAGCCGGCGAATATGCCCAGCGATATATCGACCAGTCAAAGCGAGACATCGAGGCCATCCCGACACCTAACCTTGAAACCTTTATGACAAATTGGGAGATTAGCAGACCGGTTCCGAGTGTGACCGGGCTTATATAGTTTTATAACTTAAGAAATAACCTGAGCCTCTCCAAAATGGAGGGGCTTTTTTATTGGAGGTTCACATGCCTATACCGAAAACAAAAGAAGACTTTATCGAACTGGTTGCAGAACGCGGACTGAGTCCTTTCGAATTTGATTCTCTCGAGGTACGAGCTGAAGGCGAAAAGGAAGCCAAGCTCATTCGCGGGCATGGAGCCGTCTATAACAAATTAAGCGTAGACCTGGGCGGCTTCCGTGAGATGTTACTGCCCGGTGCTTTTACCGACACGCTCAAAAATGACGACATCCGCTCACTCAGGGACCATACCCCTACTTATATTCTGGGCCGTAACAAGGCCGGCACCTTGACTCTTACTGAGGACGAACGCGGCGTCTATTACGAAGTAAACCCGCCGGACACGAGCTATGCCCGCGACCTGATAGTGAGCATAGAGCGCAGAGATGTGACCGGAGGCTCAATCATTTTTAAAGTCGACAAGGACGGAGAACGCTGGTTTGCGGACAACAAAGAAGTGGAGATGATGGACGCCTTTATGGCGATGTGGGACGAGAAGAAACACAAAATCGAACGTCACGTCACCAAAGCTAGGTTATTCGATATCGGACCCGTCACTTTTCCGGCTTATCCCCAAACTGACGTTAAGGTCAGGTCATTACTCGCACTGGCTAAAGAAAAATTAGAAGCCGCAGCCCAGCTGGACTTCCAGGGCGCTCCTCCGCGACAAGAGGGACGTGTTGGCAGCCTGGTCAAAGCTCGCTGGCAATTGAAATAAACCAAAATATTTTTCGGAGGATTAAATTGTTAAAAGTTCTCGAATACAGAAAACACATCAAGGCTCTCAAGGATGAGGGCAACACTCTACTCGGCACTTCCGAGACGGAGAAGCGGGCATGGAACGCCGAGGAGCAGAAACGCTTCGACGCTATCAACACCGAGATTGATGCCATCGAAGCCCGCATGGACAGCTACATCAAAATCAATCGCATTCCGGAAGAAGAGCTCCGCAGTTATGAAGCTCACAGGCCGAGTCCGGGCGAGGGCGGAGCAGCCAATCCGAAACCATTCCGCTCCCTGGGCGAGCAGCTCATGGCCGTCCGAGACTTCTACACCGGACGTAAGCAGGACCAGCGTTTATTCGAAGTCCGCGCCGCGACCGGTCTGAACGAGACCACCCCGAGCGATGGTGGCTTCATGTTGCAGACTGACTTTACCGCTGACATGATTAAGGATACCTACGACACCAACGAAATCCCCAGGCGCTGCCGCCGAATCCCCATCAGTGGTCCCTCCAATGCTTTCTCCATGAACATCATCGATGAGACCAGCAGGGCAACTGGTTCCCGCTGGGGCGGAGTTACGGTTTATCACGAGGCAGAAGCCGCCAGTATGAGCGGACTGGGCAGCAAGCCGAAATTCGCTAAGCTGGACATGAAGCTCGAGAAAATCATGGGTCTCTGCTATGCGACCGATGAGAACTTGCAGGACGCAGCTCAGCTGGGAGCCATCATATCTCAGGCATTCCCGGAGGAAATGGGGTTTGTCCTATCCGATGACATCATCCGCGGCGATGGTGCCGGCAAGTCCCTTGGCATTCTGAGCAGCCCCGCCCTGGTGACCATCACCAAAGAGACCGGGCAGGCAGCGGACACCGTCGTGACTGAGAACATCCTCAAGATGTGGAAGTCCCGCCGCGGCCGCGACCTGGTCTGGCTTTACAATCAGGAACTTGAGGACCAATTGAATACCCTGACTCTGGGTATCGGTACCGGCGGCGTTCCAATGCCGCTATTCCAGGAGCCGACTGGTAATAACCCTTACGGCACTATCAAGGGTCGCCCAGCTATCCCGTCCGAGGTTGCCAGTGGTCCCGGCGATGTGGGCGACATCATCCTTGCCGACCTGAGCCAATACCTCATTATCGACAAGGGCGGCATCCAGACCGCCGAATCCATTCATGTCGAGTTCCTGACCGCCCAGACCGTTTTCCGCTTCACCTACCGTGTAAATGGGCAGCCGATGCGGAAATCCAAGATAACCCCCTACAAGCGGACCAGCTCGGACTTTTACGTCAGTCCCTTCGTCACCCTGGGCGCCCGCTAATCCGAACCAATCGGAAAGTTAACGAAATATATTCGGAGGAAAAATTAAATAAATGAAAGACCTTGGAATGGTTCGACACATAGTCCCAATCTTGGCCGCACAGAACTTAGCGTCCACTACCGTTTGCCCGCATGTAGCGATGAAAAAGTACGAAAGTGCTCAGTTCATCGTTGCTCTGGGCGACCTCGGCACCGCTGACTACACCCTAACTGTAACAGCCAGTGCCGCGACAGCCGGTAGTTCCAGTACTGCCCTGTCATTCAAATACCGTGTTACCGCCGCTGCGGGCACCGACACTCTCGGAGACCTGAGTGCGGCAGTTACCAGTCTCGTCCTGACCAATACCTCGTACGATAACATGACAATTGTTATTGATGTGGACGCCAACGAGCTGACTGCTGCCAAGCCTTACGCCGGCATCACCCTGACACGCGGCGGGTCTGCAACGGCGTATATCGCCGTGACCGCCCTGCTCAAACCCCGCTACCCCCAGGCCACCAACGACGGTGCCCTGACCTAAATCTAAATAAGAGGGCGGTGGAATTTTAACGCCGCCCTCTTCCTGTTTCACGCCGGATAACCCGGCAGAAGGAAAATCAAATGCGTACAGCTTTATTTGCAAATAAACAGCCGGGCGGAGTCCTGGCAATAGAGGACATGGGCCGGAGTACCGGTGACCGCTGGTTTGTCGATTCAGGGTGTGCTACTGGCGCCGATGACACCGGCTACGGCAAAAGCCCGGACAAGCCTTTTCTGACTCTTGACTATGCCATCGGCGTGGCGGCCGCCAATAACGGCGACATCATCTATGTCATGCCGGGCCACTCCGAGACCTATTCAACCACAGGAACCAAAATCACCTTTGACAAGGCGGGGCAAACAATTATCTGTCTCGGTGAAGGCGCAGACAGACCAACATTCACCTTCAGCCACGTCGATGCCACGATGCTCATGTCCGCGGCCTCGGTGGTATTCAGGAATTTCTTATTTGTAACCGGGGTTGACTCGGTTGTCACCTTCATGACCGTTTCCGGGGCGGACTGCACCGTCGAGGGCGAATTCCATGATGCCGCAAATGTTGAAGTTATTGATGGTCTTACCGTCACCGGGCATCGTTTCAAATCCCGCATAGTCCACCATGGCGACCGGGCGACCGGGGATGCCAATAACAGCACTATTGCGCTAAATAGCGTAGATGGTGCA